AGGGTATGACGCAGCCAATTGCGTCAAGTATTGCATCTTCTGCGCCGGGGGGCTGTTACGCAGCGTGTAATCGGCCTGCGCGAGAGCGGCAACCGCCTGCTCCGGCTTCAAGCCCAGCCCCTGAATGGTCGGCAGGTACGGCTCCAGAGCCTGATTCATCGCATCGGCAAATTGCGCCTTGGAAAGCAACGGCTCTACGCCGCGCTTCATCTGCTCCTCGCGTTGCCAAGCGTATTCCTGAATCTTGGGGTCAGCCTTTGCCCAATGTTCGTGATATTCCTTCTTCCACGAGGCAGGCGGTTTGCGCCACAAGGGTTCCTCGGCGGCTTCTACGGGTTGCTCTTGAACCTCCGCAAAGCGGCCCTGTTCATCCCGCCCCTGTGAAGGGGTTTGTTCGCTCTGCTCAAACTGCTGTTCGAGCAACTCCTTGCGGTCGAGCGTCTCTGCCTGTGGGGCCTGTTCCATTACCGTCTCCTGTGGGGGTCGTGGGTAAATCGGATTTCATCGCGCAACCGCGACAACAACTTGTTGGCATCTGAGTGGGTCATGCTGGACAACTGGTGACGCAGCACATCTACTCGACTGTTTTTGGGTTTTTGCTTGCTGACGAACTTTGTCGGGTCTTCGTTGCCAACCTCGACGCAGCCGTGAGCCTTTAGGTGCAAACGATGCTGCGAACGGGAGGTAATCATGCGCCCGTCAATCATCGACTTATACGGCGCGATGTCTGGAATGATGTAGTGATAACCGCCCTTGGAGTCTTTTTTGCGCTCCACAAGTTTGTCATCAAGATATATGTAAGTACGCTTCATTTTAGTTTGCGGGGCCATTCCCAACACCGAGGTTAGTTTCAGAAACCGCTTCTATTTGAGCAATCTGAAGGCGAGTCCGTGCGTCAAGGTCAGCCTTGTACTTTTCAATCTGCGCTTCTATAGATTGACGCTGTTGCTCAATCTGCATCTGTGTCTGCGCCTTCATTTGCTCAATTTGCATCTGCATTTGCAGTTTGGCTTGCTCTAACTGTCCTTGCATTTGAACCTTTTGCGACTCCATCTGCATATCAGCCTGCGCTTTTGCTTGCTCTGCCTGCGCCTCCATCTGCGCCTGTTGCGCGGCGGGGTTCTCACGCGGCTGCGCTGCCATTTGCTTCAACTGCTCCGTTGCAGCGTCAATAGTACCCTCAAGCGGACGCGCCGCCTTGAACGCCTGCACGCCATACTTGAGCAAGTCCATCATCACCGGGACAAGTTCCGGCGAGGCTTGACCAACCGGCAACGCCTGCTGCAAGAAGCCGCCGAAGGCTTGCAGGAACTGGAGCCTGTCCTGCTTTTCTTGCGCCTCGTCAATCTGCACAAGGCTGTCAGCGGCGATGTCGATGCGGAAGTTACGCAGCGGCTTGTCGCGGATGAGTTGCAACGCTTGCGGGATAAGCGCCTTGTCAGCGTCCGACATCTGCTCTGCGGCAGAGTAGGCGAGGATGGTCTGCGGCTGGTACCGCATACACATCACCTGCGCCTTAAGCCTGATGACCTCGGTTGCAAAGAGCGCCACATCTTCCTGCATCGACCGCAGGCGCAGGCCAGCGTACTGACCCTTGATTTGCTGCGCCGTCGCCGTCTCTGAGGCCGCAGATTGACCACGGATGATGTCGCTGATGCCCGTGATTTCGTATATTTGGCCCTTGATGTCAGCGCGTGCCTGATAGCATTGGATGAGCGCCTGCGCGATGGTGTCGAGCGGCAGCAGGTCAACGCTGCCCTTCAAGCCGCCCTTCTCGCTAAACGCCGCCCATTTGTCCACCGGGATGAGGGAGTTGTTGTCGCCCTCGGTCATCAGACGCTGCAACGCCGGTTGGCTGGCATCGTACACGCCGCGCACACGCAGCGCCTTGACCAGACCATCAATGCGGTCAGAGAGGATGTCCAACTCCATCGCTTGGTCTTGGTACAACACGAAGTCGGGAACAGGCACAAGGTTGTCCGAGGTCGTCGTGGCGTAGAGCGGCTTCGGACAGGGGAAGAACCCCTCGAAGTTGAGCGGGTCGTCACGCACATCAATGAAGTGCGACATACCCTTCGACAACCAGTAGACCTTCAGCGTCTCCTTGTCCCAGAGTTCGCAGATTTTGGCGAGGTTGTACTGACGCTTGCTGTCGCGGTAGGCGTTGAGCGTCTCTGGGCCTTGGTCGGTCGGTATCTGACGCGCCATTTCTTCGCCAAAACGCTCTACAAGCGCCTCACGGGTCATGTAGACCCAGCGCCATACCTGCCCCACCTCTTCCCAAGTGCGGCCCTGTGAGTGTCCAAAGTCCTTCCAATGGACATAATCGACCGGGGCGCGTTCGTACTCAATCTCTTCAAGCGGCGGCGGTGCGCCCTCGCCCTGTTCGATGGCAGAGGTGATGGATACGCCATCGTCCTCTACGCCAATGGGGGCAACATGAGGCTCGTACCGCACCCATGCCGTGCCTCGACCGCCGAGGAACCTGTCCTCGACATCGTATTTCATGGTCGAGCGGAAATCGGGGTAGTGCTCAATCTCAAAGTCGATGGCGCGTTCGACCAATTGTGCAGCGACACGCCCAACGGGGTCGTTATCGCCAAAGCGTCTGCTTACATCAGCCTTCGGCAGTTTGGCGTAGACGGCAGGGATGAGCGTCTGGACATTGCTCCAGAGGATGTTGAACTTGGCGGTTTCGTTGCCGCCCGAGCCTCTGGTGTCGTCGCGGTAACGCTTGACGAGTTTCTTCACCCGAGCCTGCCACTTGGCAAACTCGTTCTCGTAGGTGCCGATGACCCGCAGGTACTTCTCAAGTTCTTGGCTAACGCGCTCGTCCATCTGTCAGTCCTTCTTGTTTCGCGCAGAGATGGCTCTAGCCTTTGCCTTCGCATCTTCCTTGCTCGACGCACCCCAAGCACGCAGCGCAAGGGCGAGGCGCGTGGGCTTACCGTCCTTCTCCATCGGCCCCGGCATATTACCCATCCTTGCGAGGAAAGAGGCTCGGCGGGGATTGTCGCCAGCCTTTACCGGGGGCTTCAATGTGCCACCCGTCTCGGCTTTGTAAGAGGCGCGGCCAGCGGCATTTAAACCACCTTTCGGGTTTTTGCCTGCTTTACGCTGCCACGCTGCGCTCATTTCTTACCTTTACTCTCGGGTTTAGCAGTCTTCGCAGACTCACGGAACGCCTTTGCAGTCGGCGCACCCTCTGTCCCCGGCTTACGCATCCTCTCGCCGCTACCCGCAGCAATGCGTTGCTGTTTAGCAAGTATATTAGCATACAAACCCGCTTTTCTATTCATGCCCAACCTCTTGCTGGATTAGTAGGCGCATTAATTGCTATTTTGTTAAGCATATTAACATCAAAATTGCTTGCATCTATAACACGCAAATTAGCGTGGAACCCCGGCACCGCCTTCATCACCGGAGCCGCTACGCCGTCTTCTTCGATGACCTCGCCCGTGGGCTTGTAGACCGTGCCGATGACATCGAGCGCGTACCTGTGCGCGTCCGTGACATGGTAGCCGCCCTCGCCTTGGGTGACGACCCCTGCCGCCTCTAGTGCGCTGTAAAGGGCTGCGGCGGTGGTTGCGCGGAGGTAGTGGTCGCTCATGCCGTGAGTGCCTGTAAGGTGGTGTTGGCGAGGCGGACGGGGTAGTAGGCGATGCGTTGGATGTAGCCGTTTAAGTATCTGTCGGTAATGCGTCGGCCAATCGTTAATTGAGTAACCGTTGGCAGCGACCCCGAGGTATCGGGTGTTCCCAGCGTTCCTCCCAATGCCGCCGAAAAATCGTCAACTTTGTAAGCGTTCGTCATCAAAAACACATTTAGCGCAGCACTACCAAGAGTAATTGCCGCCTGCGCGGTGACATTGCTTACTTGAAAAATTGGAGTGGTAACGCTCGCATTAACAGTTGCGCGTAAATGGTTGGCTGTTGTGTTGTCGTTAATTTCATAAATGGTTTTAAGCGCCACGCTTTCTGTAAATTGCGCCGAGACAAAAACCGTCCCCTCACTCGCGTTATACCACGACGAGAAGTTAGTCCCCGTCATAGTCGCTACATCTGCGTTGCGCGTGAGAGCGGTGGTGGTCGTGGGGATGTAGGAGGTAGCAAAGGCTCCGGCTTCGAGTTGAGCGCCCCAGACAAAAATTGTCTTATCACTTCCAGTATAAACTTCTAGTCCACGTTGTGACGCAGTAAATGTCGTGCCGTCAGTCGCCATGCCAATTCTGGCGACGTTTCCAGTCGTAGTGCCAACAACAAAAGTTATTGTGCAGCGATACCAACCACTACCTACTGATGTAATGCTAGAAGATATAAAAGACCAACCAGCACCGGAAGCAACGGTTGACCCTAATGTGCCAGCAGACAAATCAAACTTGGCAGACGCATAAGAGTTTGCTGACCCAGAACAAGCAAGAATTGCGTACTGTCGATTTCCGTTTTTCAGGAACGCCGACAATGTATAAGTTGTTCCCGTCGTCGTCACAATGCTTTGACCAACATCGTGACCCCCATTGGCTACATCGTCGTCAAATGTTTCTGCCGTACTTGTCCCATCTGGCGCGGTCGTTGTGTTAGCCGTGACAGTTACGTTTCCCGCCGACCAAGTTGTTGTAAAGTTTTGCGATTGCAAAAGACTATTCGTCCGCGCTTCCTCAATGAGCAAGCCGAGCGGCGCAAGCGTAGTGGGGTTGTAGTCAAAGCGGGCCTCGCCAGAAGCCGCCGTAGACAGTACGCCAGACGAGTTGAAATAGGTCGCCGTGGTTGCGCGGGTGAAGGTGATGCGGTTATCTAAACTTGTTGCACCCGCAAATTGAAGGTCTATCGTCGGCTTTGGAAATGTAGTGCAACCCCAAGTGGCAAGCATGGCTTTATGACCAAAATACCGTGCAATCAACCGTGCCGCCGATGGTCACTACAAGCGAGGTAACAAAACATCCCGGCATGGGATAAAAGGTTGCCGAAACTGGAGTGAAAGTGTTGACCAGAGTGTTTGAGCCATCTTGAATCTTGATTGTCGGGCTTGACGATGCGCTGGCAACGAAAATTCCGAGCAACCCGCCCGTTCCCGTACGCACAGTTGTCGTAGAAGTGATGTTCTTAAAGTTCTGGCTTTCTGTAACCGGATTACTCATATTCGCGCCCTCCTTGAGACGCTACGCTCGTGAACCTGCCACATGTCGTTTAGCGTGACCTCGTTCTGTGGCCCAACAATCAAGGTCTTGCTCTCTAACGGCCTCTGCGCGGACGGTTCAGCCCTCCACGCAACGGCAAGCATACGGAAAGCGTCGGCAGGGTGTGATGTCCAATCGTGTCGGGGTGATGCCCTGAACGCTTTCTTGTCCTCATCATACTCTCGTTGATACTGGCGTAAAGCCTCTATTCCGTCGCCACATTTTACGGAATTGAACCAAGTTCGAGGCAACATCTGGCGAATTGCTTGGATTCCATCCTGCAAGCCGATGTTTGGCACCACGGACAAATGGTTGATGCCGAGGTGGTCAGCCAACTGCTCTACGATGCTGCGCCCCGTCTGTAGGCTCTTGGCGCGTGCGTCATGCGGCAGGTAATGCTTGCCGTAGGTGTAACCTTTGTTAACGACTACCTCCGCGATGGCGCGGATGTCTGCACCCGAGACTGCGTAGAAGTCGATAACGCGCACCTCGCCGCCCACCACCTGATACCACCAGATAGCCGTGTCGTCGCGGTAGCCCAAGTCCCATGCGGTGTGTACCGGATACCCCGGCTCAAAGACTACACGCTCGTTAATACGCGGCTCTGCCTGCCGCATCTCTGTGCCGAAGAACGCGCCGAGGATAGCCGCCTCGAAACTGCACTCGTACTCTTGGAGGTACTGGTCTTCCGACAACTGCGCCTTTGCCGCGTTGAGTTCACTCTGCGGCAGCAGGCCTGATTCGCTGGCAGGCAGGCGCAGGACAAACCACTCGTCTGGGATGCGCCGTGCCGTCTCGTAAATGTCCCAGAATTGGTTCTTGCCTTTCGGCGTACCGGCGAACACAGCCCAGCCCTGTTTGTCCGAGAGCGCAGGCCGGATGACATTGCCAAATACCGAGGGCTTGAAGTCGCCGTACTCGTCCATGTACACGCCGCTGAACCCGAGGCCGCGCATTGCGTCTGCGTTGTCTGCGCCGAATAGGCTGACCTTCGTGTTGTTAACGAGCGTAATGGTCATCATCTGCTCGTTGGTGTCGCTGATGAGCGGCTGGGCGTAGTGCTTGAAGTAGTCCCACGCAATGCGGCGTGCTTGGTTCTGGTAGGGGGCAACATACCCGAAGAGGCCATTTGGCCCCTTGTACATGAAGGCTGCGCGGATGATGTCGTTAACCGCTGCGACAGTCTTGCCAGCACGCCGATGCGCGACGAGGCAGGCCCACCGCTTGGTGCGGTCGTGGAACGGCATGAAGGCCCGTCTAGGGCGGTACGGGAGTTCTACCCGCTGCTTCACTCGGGCTTGCCCCAAGTCGCCTCAATCTCAATCTTGCTGCCGTCAGGGCCGCTGTGTTCGTGCCGTGCGAGTTTAGGCACATGGTATTCGAGTAGGTCGCTGAAGCACTTAAACGCCGCCTCTGCGCCCTTGTTTGCGTGTATCTCTTCAAGCCAACCTTGTAGCCGACCTGCGTTGCCGTCTACAAATCGCGCAATGGCTTCTCTAGCCAGTTGCGTTGACTCGTTAGG